AGTAGTGTGCTACCGATATCAAAAACAGCTAATTTGCCCTGAGGCAATAATTTAATGAAATAATTTTGTGAAATAAATGAAATAACTTTATTTTATGAAGGCAGATTGGTTAGTTATTTGTGCTTCAATTCCTGTAGGTACAGATACTCATTTCTTTTTAATATATCTCTTAACTTGAAGAACATGGGTAAGAAAATATAAATAGTCAAGAATAATACAATTATACCTACAACAACATAAAATATGATGCTAAAGTAACTGCCAAAAAATGCCTTTAAAGGCTCAAAAATAACACTGATTCCCTCATCCCTAACTCTACAAAGCCATGTCTTACATCTGTTGTCTTTTTCATAGATATAAGAAGTCTGGTCTCCTGTGTTGATTTCAATTTTATCATTTTTATCAATTGTAGTAAAAAGGACATTGTACTTACGGTTACATATCTGGAATTCTTCTGTTGGTTCAGGCTTCCTTGGACAACTCATTTTAAAACCATAAGATTGCTTTGTTGCACTTATTATCAGTCTGTTATGGAAGAGTGTACAAGGCCCATCAACAGAACAAACAGTATCAATATTTGTAACAATCTGGAAATTGCAAGAATAGCTTTCAAAACATGAAGGACAGCCTACACATTTTGCATCTACTTCTAATTCTGGTGATTCAGCAAATGACTTGTATCTAATGTCTCCCAACATAATTTTGAATTGCAGTTCTCCTATTAGATGCTTTGTATTCGCTACTTCTAATGTTTCATGATTATCTGCAAATATAAGAGAGGTTTCCTCTTTTAATAGCTTGCAGGATTCATAATTATTGTTGTAACAGCGCCTTACTATAACGTCTTTCCTACTAGCTCCATGACAGACATAATCAAATTTTGCAGTTCCAGCTCCAATTACAGACTGATTAGTCTTTTGCACATTGCCACATCCCTGGGAAAAGGAACCAAGATCATTAATCTGCCCACTATATAATTTATGATTCTGAACCATTAGCAAATTTGGTAATGTTTTAGTATCTACTGTCTTAAACTGTAGTTCTATTTCATCTGTTATTTTTGGCTCTATTGCATTTATCTCTGTGCAGTATGTATTCCCTGGGAATGTTATACAGACAGTTAAGACTACTTCCTCCTCGATAGCTTTCCTGTATACTTTAGCCTCGGGATGAATAATGTCCTGGCATGAGCCAAAAACACACCCAGTATTAATTGCCAGGCAGCCAAATTCTTCACAACCCCACCTGCTTGTCCTTTCTTGGGAGAATGTTAACCAGTTCTCTTTATGGGGTATTAATGTAGGGCATGGTCCAGTGCAGTGTTCATCATGTTGAGTATTTATCCCTATTGTCGGACCTGTGTCATATATATGATTGTAGGTTGTTTTAATAATAGCACTCTTGATGAAAACTATAATATCTAATAATGGGAAATTATCTTTTGTCTGAATGTTATAGCCAACGCTCATTCCACCCAAGGCTGGTATGCTAGATAATATGTATGCTGAATCTATCCCATCTGAATTCTCTATACCATTAGCGGTTATAAATTTATAAGTTGGCTTTATATGGGGGAGATTGGCTGTAGGTTTAAAATTATAAATCATCAAGGTGTGTGATAGCTTATCTGACATAGCTCTTCTAAATTCATCTAATGATTCTAAACTTACTGTAGAGATATATTTGGATTTCCTGGAGTGGTATTCCCAGATGCAGTCCTTCAGGACATCTGGATTGATGGGGAATCTTTCAGTGTTGCAACTGTGAGAGATACAGTATTCTCCAAAATCATTACCTGTGTCTTGCCCATCTCTGTGATCAGTGAAATAATATAACCCACTATTACACTTGAGGATGTTCCATTTAGCATCATTGACTGTACATACACCCTTATCAACCATTTTGCACGTTGATATAGCAACAGAAAATACATCAGTTTTTGTTGTTACATCTGTTAAGAAACAAGTCATTTGTTTTATTCTATTGACCACCTCCTCTTCTGCAGGTTCAAAGTCTGTTAAGCAGTGGACATCATCTGAACACCAAACTTCTCCTCTATTATTTGACTTATAGATTTTCTCTGGGGTTTTATATACTTTATAATTTGGAGAATCACCACATGCAGTGAGGTTTCCTATAGGAATGCCAAACCTTGGGCTAATGCAACCTATATCTTTTGCATTTGAACACTCCTTTGTTGCAGTGCCTGGAGTTGCACTAGATAAGGATTCTTGCCTCCCTGTTTGAGACCTGCTCAACACCTGTTGTGATTTTATTATAGTTGATTTCCTATCAGTACTCAATTCTGTATCATTTATGTATGGCAGCTTGAGAAGATACTGACCAAATTTCCATATCTCAACAAACATGTTGTTATTTCCATATTTTGTTATTAATTTTCCTAATAATTTCGATGCACCAGTTGTGTTTTTCTTCTGAAGGAGCTGGTAGAATAAAGATTCTGTTGTGCCGGGGAATGCATTTTCAAGGAGTGTATAGAAAAGATCTAAATCATGGAGGTAGAAATCATTCTTGCTATTGTAGGTGTCGTTCATCTCTCCAGCAAAGTCCCAATCTCCATTCTGGCATTTTGTCCCTTCATTTACACACCTGCAAAAGTGATGGGTGCTATGCCGTGAACAGATATCAAAGTGGCTTGTTTTAGCTATAAGCCTCCATTTTGTTTGTGAATAACCACTGTTATGCTCAAAGCTGTTATAATAGTCACAATTTTTCATTAAGAATACAGTCTCTAGGAAATGCATAGTCTCATATGTCTTTTGTGACCTTACGGCTTTAATTGCATTATCTAAAGTGCTTCCCAAGATAGATATTTGTTCAGCATCAGCATGTGTAACCTTAGATTGTCTTACTAATTTGTTAACTTCTGTTTCATATGTCCTACTTGATTTATCAGTGCATGAGCCTATATTAAGTAAAGGGCCAATGCAATCAATTTCTATAGATTTTTTTGTCCAGCAATCTACTTCAGCAGCAACAATTAAGACTGTGTTCTGAATTGTCAAAAGCAAAGCTAGTATAATCATTATTACTCTTACCCATTTAAGTTGATATTTATATGTGCATTTCCTGCTTACTTTATGTATAATAACTCCCTCTACATCTTCTTGCTCACTGCAGGTGCAAAATCCACATTTATTAGTGAAATCTCCATTATACTTTATTCCTTTTTTTGAATGATACATTGAACATTCTTCACAATAAATAACATTAGTGCTTGCGAGAAGATCTGTTACCTTGTTTATTGTTATAGACAGTATAAGAGTTAATAATAATATTAGCCCCCCAAATAATGAGGTATAAAAGACCACATATTCTTTAAGATGCTGCTCTGTTATTATCCCTTCAACAACATCTGCAATCTCTTCCAGTGTGTATTGTTTTTCATTTGGGTAGTTGGTTAACGTGCCTTCTATAGGTGTTATAAAGCTCAATAATAGCATCGAAAGTAATCCTGAGATAACAAGGGATGAGCCCTTAGATTTACATAGCATCCTCGCTATCCTGAGACTTTTGTAGCCTTGGCACAATCCTGACTCCCTATGTAGTCGCATTCTATCTGAAGCTTCGAATTTGAGCCCACAGACACAATGGGAGCCACAGTTTGTAAATGGATGATAAGCTAAGCCACAGCAATTACATTTCTTGCAGCTCTTATTATATGCCCAGCCATATATGTATGCAACTGGCATAAATACTGGCATTAACAGGTAGCATATGTATGTTTTGGTTAAGATAACCATAAGTATAAATATGACTAAGGTGAGTCCAATTATTATTATTAATTCAATATTTTGGCACATGGATGACACCATTGTTCCAGGTAGTATAGTGTGATGGAAGAATCTTATGCATGACATGTGGTGTTTAAAACAGGCGTGAAACTGTAGAGATTTCTTCCCACAAGTGACTTTAATATGTTCACATGTTCTGTCCAGAGTGACTGAGGCCTTAGTCTTAAACCAACCTGAACTCAAGGTTGTTCCAGAGACTTCAAAATGGTTTAATTTATCAGTTTGGAATATTATCTGGGCATCTTCTTTATCAATGGTTATAGTACAATCTCTGCTACAAACATAGGCCCTTGTTGCTAAGCTCAGGTCTGAATTTACTTCAATTACATTGATACTGCCTCCTGCTGTTGGGATAGGGTTGCACAATTTCCAATCTTTTATGGTCCAACTCCTGAACACTTTATTGTGGCCATATATACCTGTATCATTTTTTATATAAGTGACTTCTGATTTGATCATTGAAACATCATCCTTTAAGCAGAACTCTGATATAGAGGTTGCAGATTTTGATTCTGCAATAAGTTGCCCTCCATGAAAACATCTAGTGGATATAGGGCTACTGGCTGCGCTCCCTAACAGCAAGATAATTATAAGTAACTCCATATTTCAAAATCCTTCAACTAGTTGTGTATTGTATCGGTAGTACACTACT